CTTGTACGGTTCCGTAGGTCATTGACCACCAAAAGATTGCATCGGGGCTCATATGGCTTCCTGACGCAATCTGTGGGCTTCTGCGATGCCGTAGGCGGTGACGGTGCAGACCATTGCTGGTGTTCCTGCGCTGGTCAGGCGGGTGGTGCCTGTGTACTCAATGAGTCCTAGCCGGCGTAGGTCGCTGCATCGTTTCCAGTATCCAGTTCCGATGGATGCCATGCCTGTGCGTATGCCTGCTTCTTCGTCGGTCATGCCGATTTGGCTGTCGGCGTAGCACAACAGCAATTTGGCTAGTTGGCCTGTTCTGCGGATCATGACGTGCTTTGCGCCGTCACGGCTGGTGGTTGGGTCACTGCTACGGAATAGCGGCAAATCTTCGAATGTCATGTCGGGTTCCTTTCGTGCCAGTTGGTTGGCTCTGTGAGTATTACCGATTGCAAACAACATTGCAAGCATTTGAGAGTGTGCCCCACCGACCTGGAAAGAAAGGCTAGAAACCTGGTCGATGGGGCTGCGCTGCGCTGTCCTAACGCGCGCGATTTATTTGGTGGGCTTTGGTAGTGCGCGCCAAGCTGCTTCCAAGGCAACGTCATCTTCGGCGTGGCCACCGTTTGTTTTGCTTGCAAGTTCAACGTGGATCCAGCGACCGTTTTTTGAACCACCGTTGTCGGTGTCGGTCCATTTTTTCCAGCCTGGTTTGCCATTACGTGAGCATCGCCATCCTTGCCAGGTGCCGTTGATTAGTCCGCCGTAGTCGTGTACCTCTTCGATGCCTAATTCTTTGTAGTACTTGACAAACCACAGCATTGCTTCGACAGCATCGGCGTGGCCTTGTGGGGTGTCTTTGAATCCGATGTCGGCTGCACGGCCTGTGGCGTGTACAGACATACCCTTGCCATTACGCATGGGGCGTACCACTAGGGTGCCAAGGTTTTTCATGCCCCAACGACGACCGCACAGCTCGACAAAGCGTTCCGTGCCTTTCATGCGCTGATCAGCGGTCTTGTCGTAGCCGGTGTATTTCATGGTGCTGGTGGGTCTTTCGGCCTGTCCTTCAACCCATTCCCTGCTAATAGGCCTATCAACCCGCCAGAAAGTGTCAAAAGCATGCTGCTGAGCACCGAAATTTGGGCAGCATCGAGTTCGGCCATTTTTTGGGGTTGGGTTACGAATAGCAGTCCGTACAAAATTGTGAACACTGAACCTACAAATGACAGTGTGAGTCCAATGGCCACAATCATGACGATGCGTGCTTTGATTTCTTCGTTGCTGTGTTTTTCTCTCATGCGCACTTGGCTCCTAGGTTGTTTTCTACTGTTGAGACTGTGAGTGCTTTGTTGCGTGTTTCTGGGCATTGTGTCCGTGTACGGTCTGCGCAGCTGCTGAGGGTGATGGCAAGCAGGCTAATCAGGGCTAGGCGTTTCATCTTTGCCTTCTGTCCAGCCAGTAGCAAGCAATGCTTCGTATTCTTCTTCGGTCATTTCTCTGACTTCGTCGTCTATTTGGATGTTTGGTCGTGTCATGTCCTAGCCCTTTCTGTAGCCATAAACGGTAATGTTTCCGCCAGTCAAAGTGCCTGAAGTTGGCGCAATCGTGAACGCTGTGGCCTGCACAGTGCTACCAATTTGCGTTGCAGAGTTAGCCCTCAAAGTTGCCGATGCACTATTCATTTCTACATATTTAGTAACAGCAAGATTTGGCGCGCTGATTTGAATTGTTATTTGGGTGTTTTGAGTTGTAGCCATTGTTCCTGCAGGCATTGTTGTCCCTGTCACTGTGTAGGCGTTGATTGTTGATACGCCTAAAGACTGGTAAAAACCTGAAGTAATATAAACTCCAGTTGTAATGCCACCTAACTGAAACGTTGTATCTACTGCCGCGCTACCTGTCATGCCAGTAATTTTGATCAGGTAATTGTCGTAAGTGCTATTAAAAGCACCTGTCACAGTCACGCTTGCGACGGCTGTGCCAATTGTTTGCGAAGTGACATACACCAACCCAGCGTTGGCTAAATAAGTGTTTGTATCCGCGCTGGTTAGGACTTCGCTGGTAAAGGTTTTGACGGCCATGGTTATTGAGCGTACAGCAAGACGTCAGGGCCATTGAGTAATGACGCGTCAAGACGAAACGCCGACGCATAAATGTTTGATCCTTTGAACCGACATTCCCAACGCCCAGGCTCAATACGATGGCTGACCGATTGCATCAACAGTGTGTAGGTGGTGGCGTTGCCGACCTTGGGTGCCACGGCAAGTGAGTACCGTTCGTACAATTCCATATCAAGGATGTTTGCCCAAGTGGTTGAATTGTTTGCAGGGTTGACGCGATGTTCAGACAGTTTTGGTCTTGGGTATTGGCCAAGCCCTGTTTGCATTTCTGCTAGTGAGATTGCTTCGCCGTGACTGCTCAATTGGGTTGTTACTGGTTTTTGTTTTTGCCCATAGGCGGCAACGCTGGTTGTGTTGGTCACAGATGACACACTGCCATTTGACCAGGTGACCCCAACATCATTGGCCATTTCGTCTGCGTCTAATGAAATATTGATTGAGGTATCAAATCCTGTGTCAGTGGTTGAGGTTAACGGCAGCTGATCGGTGTACCCATAGGAAAACTGTTCATATCGGCTCTTTGTTGTAAGCACTCCTGATTTGCTTACAAAACACAGGCCGCCTTCGCTGCGATTGTTGATTTGCAATTCGGATGTCAGGTTTGGCGAATCGTCAGTGATTTCAGAAACATAAGCCGTGCTAGTTCCGCTGATGGATTTGAGGCCGGCGGGAAACGATGTGTAGGTCAGTATGCGTGCGTAGCGGGCTGATGTTGTTTCGTAGAAGATGGCTTTTGACAGGGTGACAATGTTTTGTATTTGTGCTGATGTCAACGCGCTGGCCCAGATGGCGACACTTTGTTGTGAGCCACTGGCGGTGAAATAGTCGGTCCTTGGGTTTGACATAAAAGTGACAGATGTGGTTGATGTCAAAGGTAACGATGAGCCATCTAAATAAAGGGCTGTTGGGACGCCACTGCTATTACAGGTAAAAGCCCAATGGTGCGACACGTTTGTGTCGATTGTCCTAACTGATGTGCCCAACTGGTATATGCCTGATGTGCCGCCGGTGTAGCGATCGCCCGACACTTTGATTGTGCTTGTTGTGTAGTCATACACCAGTTTGAAGTCGATGCCGCCAACGGCAAACGCGGCAATGTAGCCAAGGCCGTAGGGCAAGTCAATTGGTGTCACCCACCCTGAAAATGTGACGGCTGACGCAGCACCTAACACGACGCCGGCGTTGAATGCCAAACCTTCGTTGTTCCCCACGTTGATGGCACTGCCTAATAAACCATTTGCAAGTTGTCCTATGTTGCTAAATGCTGGATTGGCAGCAAATGGCGTCAAATTGATGCGATATGAGCCGTAGTCATAAACAACGGTCGATGCCTGGTTTGAGGCGACAATTTGTTCATTGAACTTGTAATAGTGAAACGGATTGAGGCTTGTGATGTATTCGTCAGCCCAGTCGGGTGGCAATTGATCCTGCGCCAAAAGCCCTAACGCGTCATAGCAGGAAAGAGTCACGGTTGATGTTGCGCCGGCGTTGTCGTATTGGACTGGCCAGCCGGCGATGTATCCGCGAAAGACGTCATATTCTGTTGCGCTGATTGTGCCAGTGATTTTGATTTGCATTCGGGGGATTAGTTGGCCGTAGTAGGTGCCGGCGGTGTAGGCGGGGTCCCATATGCGAGTGTTGTTGTTTAGGGTGATGCTTGCGGTGCCTGATTGGGTGTCTTGCCAGTCGTTGTCGCGGCCACGGTAGGTGTCGGCTGACATGACATAGGAAGTGATTTCTGTCCATGTTGGCGATGCCAGGTAGGGGCTTTGGTTGATTGCCAAATAAACCTTGGGTGTTGGTTGTGCCATTATCCGACTTGACTTCCTACACGGCTGCCGTATTGGTTCAGGACGCGTTGTACTTCACGGCCGATAGCTACTGGATCACCAACGCCAGTATTGACGGTGATGGATGGCACCCCTACGTCTTTGTAGTTGGATGGGTTTGCAACTGTTGGCGCGCGATTCTGAATGTTCATTGTGCGGTTGACACTGAAATAGTCAAGGTTTTTCATGCTTGCAAATGGGTTGCCAGGCAAAGCAAGGTTTCCAAGTTTGATCAGCAGGTTGCCGGCGTCAATGATTGCGTTGCCCATAAGGATGAACGCGTTTGCAATTGTGGATGTGAAGTCAAGGATTGCTGCGGTGATGTATCCCAATGATTCTTTGTCGCGTAGCAAACTGAACACTGCTGCAATGTTGAGAACTACTAGGCCTAATGCTGCGGCAAGTGTTCCAAGGCCTGCCGCACCGATACCGGCCGACACGGTGCCCAGGCCACCAATGGCTGCGCTGATTGCTGAAAGGGTTGATGCAATGCCCGACAGAATTGCTAAGCCTTTGAATGCAACGCCAAGGACAACAATGGCAGCTGCAAAGTCGAGGGTGGCACCTGTGGCACCGTCTGCTTCGCGGTACCAGTTGAAGATTTCTTTGGTTGTGTTTTTGAGTGTTTGGGCTAGGCCTTTTTCACCGATCGAATCAACAAACTTTTGGATGACAGGCAAAATGCGTTCCTGGACAAATGACACCATCTTTTCAAAAATTGGCAAAAGGGCATACCCAATTGACTCTTTGGTTTCGTTGATAGCCACTTTGAGACGGTCCATACGGCCCTGAAACGTGTCGGCTGCGGTACTAGCACTGCCCTTGTAGGTTTTGCCCAATGCTTGCAAAATCTCATCAAGACTCTTTTGCTGTTTCACCATGTCTTTGACTTCGGGTGACAAACGCGCCAGTGCGCCCATGTTGCCGCCCAAGGCCTTAGAAATACTGTCGGTAACTTGGCTCAAACTTTTGCCACTGCCCTTAGAAATGTCAAGCGATAATGCAAGCAATTTCTGAGCTTTGGTGATGTCCTTAGTACCCCTGACCAACTTGGACAGTGACGGCCTAAGTTCGTCGTCGGCCACACCGTTAGCCAAAGACATTTGCAAAATGAAATCTTCCGTGGCTTTGACCTGGGCATCGGTTGCTTTTGTGGTGACCTTCAACTGTCGGGCCAACAACGCAGCAGATTTTTCATCCTCTGCGGCTGCCATTGCAAAGTTTGCGCCGGCAACGGCCAGACCGCCTAATGCGATGCCAATTGGGATGAAAGCATTTTTGAGTGACGTGCTGACCTTGGTTCCAGCCTTGCCAATTTCGTCAAATGCCCTTTCGGCTTTCTTGATTCCTTTGTTGTCAAAATCAGAAATGATTGGAATATTTATTGCCATTACTGCAACGCTCTCGATCTGTTGATTTTGGCTGCGACTGTGCGCACCAGGTCTTCGATGGCTGCGGTCACCTGTGGCAGATGGCGGTCAGCTGATGGCCACATGACACGTGATGGCTGACCTGCCTTGGCCGCAAGGTTTGCATTGAACCTGTCGCCTTTGGGATTGCGCCTGGCTGATCCAGCAACTTCAATAATTGATGCAGCTGGATTGCGTTGGGTGATTTTGATGACCGACTGGTTTTTCTTGGCTGTCGATACTTTGACGCTGACGCCACGACGCGCCGCTGACTGCGTATAGGGAAACAGTTGACGGCCACGTTGCGACCAATTGCGGGACATACCCGACAGATACTTTTCGGGGTAATCCTGTTTTGCTGCTTCAACGATTGGTGCTGCAATTTGTTTGGCGTCACGGTCAAATTGTTTGCGCATCTCAGGGTCTATCTGGCGTAAGGCAAGCAACACTTCTTTGGTGCCTGTCACTGTTACGCCTGCGCTGATGCTCACTTTGATTGTTCCTTCAATACCTTGGCGACCGTAACTAGATCGTCAGTGTCAAATGGTACATCGGGTGGCCACCAATGTACGGCGACCAGTAGTTCTGCTAAGGCTCTGCGGTAGGTACCGCGACCGTAGGGTTTTCGGCACCTGCGTCTTCGGGTTCGATGTTGATTACCTGGTCTAGGTAGTCATCAAAAACAATTGGCACGGTGATGCCGGCACGCTTTGCCGATTCGTATGCCAGGTACGCAAGCCATTCAATGTGGATGTCGCCGGCTAACTGGCCAGCACCGATTTTGTATTTGCGTTCAAATGCAACGATGGATGCCATGGTCGTGGTGACCGTGTATGAACCATCTACGGTTTCGACGTTTAGTTTGATTCTCATGTCGGGTTTCCTTTTTGGTTGAGATTAGACGACGGCTGTTTCGACGATTGTTCCACCCTGGAACGAAATGTCGATGGATTGAATCTCGCCCAAGGCTGCGTTCATGATTGGCAGCGTTTCGAGATACGCATTGGAAACTGTCCAAATCTTGTTCCCGACAGTAGTTCCTTCTTGAAGAACAACGGTTGTTTGCGTTCCGACAAGTGCTTTGAGCGTTGCATACACTTCGGACGCGCCGTAGGTCATGTACAAGGTTGCGGTGCATTCATTATCCTGCAAAGTTGAGCTGTACACGCGGGCAACATTTCCGAAAACCGATGTGTCCTGTGCAGTATTGGTTTGAGTAAGCGTGGCAGCTGTACAAAATCCGGTGAGCGCCACGGCGTTCACCTTGAATACTGGGTTTGAAAGATAGACGCTAGTTGCCATTGGGGTTCTCCTCTGTTGGTTCTGTTTTAGCAGATTTTGGGGCTTTGTTGTCGGACTTGATGAATCCACCGTCTAGCAGTGCTTCAACATTGATTCCTTCGTCAGGAACAAACTCATCGCCAGGGTTGCCGACAAGTTCGCTAATGATGATGTATTTGGTCATGATGTTTGCACTTTCATTTTGATAGTGAGATCGTAGGCGGCCAAGTCTTGACCACCAATTGAAAGGCTAATGGGTCGGCCGTCTGTTACTGCGACACCCTTGTTGAGTAGCAATGCACAGTTGGCCAGCACGTTGCGCAAAGCATCGAGATTGGCAGGGCCGATGGTGATGACACGTACCGGCACATCCAGTTGTGCAATGTTTGCGTTGTATGCAATAAATGATGGCGCATCGATGAAGACGCATGGCGGGTTCACGTTTCTTGGATCAGTGACAACGCGCAAACCAGTGATGGTGCCCAGGCTAGTTGCCAGGTCATCGATGCCTTCGTTGAATAGGTCTGTGTAGGCCATTAGGCGACCTGCGGGCGGTTGATGCCAAGCAGCTGCATAATCATTGGCGTGACGCCGTTTGCTGGTGGTACACCCATGCCATCAAAACTTGCTATGGCGTTATAGGCACCGCGCTGTCTGAAATATGCCGCAGCGATCATTATGGTTCCCAAAAGAACGTCACCTGACGGCACAGTTGTTTGCGAATCAGAAAGATAGCCGGCTTCTAATCTGCGACGATATGCAAAAGCGTTTGCGGCATTTGTAGCTCTTGTCAGCGTCGTTGCATCGTCTGCGCCTGTAAGCGTCAAGCCAAGATAACTTTCCACCATTGCCGTGGTCACCCAAGTGCAGGAAACAGTCCACGTGACTGTTCCTGTGGCCGTGGCAATGCGATTGACATCAGATGCGGTCTTTGCAAACAACACTTGATTGGCGATAGGCACTTGGCCATCAAACAGCAAATTGCCTTCGGTGTCTGTGCCTGTGTAGAGGTATTGGGGCAAGGCATACACGGTGTATGTGCCATTGAAAGTTGCATCGACAGATGCCACCGTGATGCTTTGCCCAACCTCGATATCGCTATCGGTCAGCAGTGTAAGCACTGCGTAGTTGTCAAGCAGTTGCTTGAATGTGACTGTATAGACCGCCATGGGCTGTCCGCCCTTCGGATTATGCCTGGGTGATCTTGCGGATCATGCTTGACACGGCCGCAAATGTACTTACATAGGCATGCACTGAGAACAAACGTGACAATGATGAAGGCTGGTCCACGCTCATGATCCCGCGCATGTCCTCATAGTACTCAAAGGCTTTGTTTGCATTTGTGATGATCATGGTCTTTGCAGCAAAGTTTGAGTCAACGACGATTTCCAAACCGAGTGGGTTTGAGCCGGTCCATGTGGTTGCGTTTCCGCCACCCAATGCGTTCTGTCCTTGAAGGCCAGGTGATCCCAAGTATGGGAACACTGGACGATTTGAACCGTCAACAAGTTGGCCCATTTGGCCCCAAACATCTGGTGACACGAAAATTGTGTCAGGGAAGAAGTTGGTGCCGCTTGATACGTCAACTGCTGCGTCGTAGATGGACTTCATCAAGTCGGTTGTGGTTCCATCCCATACGCCTGACGAGTTTGCCGCAGTGAGCAAAGCGTCTGCTGCGATGTCGTCTGTTTTCAGCATCAATTCGCCGATGAGGTCATTGAGAATCAATTCCATTGCGCCAGGCGAAGTGAAGTCAACATCCTGTCTCGAGAGGCTGACCTGACCGGCCACGGTGGTTTTGCTGATCGTATTGCTTGCAATGACCATGGTGGTTGCTGACACTGCATCAAACTCTGCTGCCTGTGCAGCTGCACTTGTGTGCGTTGTAATGGTTGGGCGCACGAATGTCTTTTGTTGTCCGCCATCCGGATACGCACGTGCGCCCAGGCGATTGACGACAGGACGAACGAAGTTGATATTTTGCACCAGAGGTCCAAGCACGGGCACTGGCAAGAGGCCAGGTGTGTTTGAAGTAGCCACATCGCCAGCTGCTGCTTGCAATGCGGTCTGATTCTCTGACTGCCATTCGGCTACGGCTGCATTTACTTTTGCAAACGTGTCGCCACCGATGTGGTATGCGGCCATCCAGTCGGCAGCAGACGGAAGTGCAAACTTGCGCTTTGCCTGTGCAGGAAGTGATGGTGTAGGGATTGCTGCGGCCTCGATGGCTTCTGCTGGTGCTGGTGTTGCTTCCACTTCGGTTGTCTCCTCGACTGGTTCTGTGGTTTCTGGATTTGTATCGGGATCTGTTTCCGCTGACGCGGCCACATCCGTGATGGTAGCACCACTGAATGCAGGAATGGGGACAAGTGACAATTCGAGCCAGTCGGCTGCGGTGACGGTCATGCGACCGTCTTTGTCTCTTGTCGCAGAAATGATGTTGACGCCTACGGATACATCCATGACGCCATCGGCTGAAAGGGTTAATGCTTCA